AAATAAAGTAGATACAAGAGCAAGAGGGAGATACGCTAGTATTAAAATAGAAAATACCGGATCAGGTGAGGCATGGAGATTTGGTACCTTTCAAGTAGATATACAACCAGATGGTAGAAGATAATGGCAGGCATAGAGGATTTAATTGAATTATATAGAGGTGAAGCTCCTTCAAGATCTAAATTAGATTTTGATAAACTAAGAGGAACTTATTTTACTAGAGACAAAGATCTAGCTAAATACATGGCTCGAGGCGGTTCTCAGTCTCAAGGTAAACTTATTGGAGATTTAAAAGGTAAAGTAAAAAAATTAAATATACCAAAAGAATTATTTGAAAAGTTAGGAGCATCAGATTTTGAAGTAAATATACGAGATCCTAAATTACTTAATGCTGCTAAAACTGATTTGTTACAAACTTTTTTAGCAAGAGCTGGAAGTTTAACTCCATTAGCTACAAAAGGATTAAGTTTTTTAGCTAGTTTACCTGTTGCTACATTAACAATGGTATTACAATCAACACCTGCAAATGCAGATGAAGCAAATATGCAACTAGAAGATTTTGCTATGTTGGCAGATAAAGAAAAAGAAGGTATAGAAACAATTAATATGGAAGATATGTAATGACAAAGATAGTAGTAAGATTACCAGAACCTAAAAAAGAATACACGGAAGATAACCAAAGACAAATTAACAGAGCTATCTCTACAGTGGTAGAACAATTAAACGCTACCTATTTAACACAATTAAAAGAAGACTCTGAGAGATATACATTTTTTGGATTAGGATAAAATGGCAAATATATATAAAAACGATAAAGTAAGTTTAACAAATACAGATCTTACAACTTTATACACTGTACCCTCTAACTCAAGAGCTATTGTTAAATCTATAAACATAGCAGAAGATGCTGCAGGTTCAGCAGTTGTAAAAGTAACTTTAACTAATGCAGCAGGCACAGCTTTTGTAATTGATAACGATGTCAGTTTGACCTCTGGTCAAAAAGAACAAGTGTTGACAGAACCTTTAATTATGGAAGAAAGTGAAATACTAAAAGTTCAAGCAACCAGTGGTAATGTAGATGTTGTTGCATCTATATTAGAAATAAATAGGGAGGATAGATAATGCCATTTGTAGAAACAGAAGCCTCTGTGAGGTATGAAACAATAGACGGTAAAAGAGTTCCGGTAATCACACCTAAAACAGAAGTAACATTAACAAACACTGAGACAGGTCAAGAGTATAACTCTGATGCCGAAGCCATGCAGGACGTACAAAACCCTGATACTTCTACTAAATCTGAACACATCAGAAGAGATGTTAAAGTAACTGTAGAGTCGATACCTTTGGGTACAGCGACCAATATCAGCGATTGACGGAAGTAGGAAAAACAAGTAAAATTAACAACTATGCCATTTAAACGTATTAAAAGAGCTTTCAAAAAAGTAACTAAACCAGTAGCAAAGGTACTTGATAAAGTCGTACCTAATGAAATTAAACCATTTTTACCTTACGCTTCAGCAGTAGCACCTTTTTTGTTGCCTCCTGGATTTGGAACTGGATTTGCTTCAGGTATATTCAAAACTACTGCTGGTCAACAAATGGCTGCTAGAGCTTTAGCAGCAGGCGCAGCTAACTTAGGATCACAATTAGCACAAGAAGGAAATGAAGAAGGAGATTTTTCTGCATTATCTTTAGGACTAGCTGGATTACAAGGAGCACTTACAGCCCCAGGTGCAGCAGAAACTTTACAAGGTATGACTACTGCCGGAAGTCCAGAATATTTACAATTAGGAGAACAAGCAACTTTAGCTGACGCAGCTGGTAATATTGATGCTGCATCCGCAGCACTAGGAGATCAAGCTAAAATGTTGGCTGATAGAGGTTTATTAACTAAAGCAGCAGATTTTGGCCTTGGAAGTTTAAGTAAGGGAGCTGAAGCTATTGATACTATTATGACCGCAGGTGCACAAGATCCATTTAGTATGGCTGGTTTAAAAGCAGCTTCAATTCCATTTACACAAGGTTCTGTAGATTTAGGTATGGCTACAGCTAGAAAAGCATTGCAAGATTATGAAGCAGAATTAGCAGCATTCAACGCTCAAGCAGACGCTGATCGAGAAGCGTCGGACGCGGATAGAAGAGCAGCTATCATTGCTTCAATGACAAGAGCTAACTTTACACAAGATATTATAGATGAAACACTAGGTCAGTTAGGATTAAAAGATGGTGGTATAGCAAGATTAGGTTTTGGTAATGGTGGAAAAACCGGAGATCTAATTATGGATAAATTAATGTTTTTACCAAATACATTAGATAAAGTAGCAGAAAAAGTAGCTCCTATGTTAGGCTATGATTTAAATGAAGATAAAGAACCAAACTTTGGTGGTATTAAAGAAGCCATTAAAGGTGTAGCAGAAAACAACATGGAAGAAGGTGTTACTCAAATGTATGTATCTGATTCAGCAGGTGTTATACCTTTAAAAGATGGTGATGCTGTTACAGGTAAAACTATGGATATGATGGTATCTGGATTTATAGAGCCTTATACTAAAAATGATTTTAGAGATCCTGATGGATATGAGAGATTTATGGATATATTCAGTGAATTTAAAGAAACCAAGATGAAAAGAGATAAAGAGCTTAATGAAGAAGGAATGAAGAAAGGTGGACTTGCTTCTTTAAAAGATGGTGGTATAATGGATTTAGGTGGTAAAGAAATGGATATGAGAGGTGGTGGTTTCATACCTATTGGTGCCAAAGAGAGAGCGGATGACGTCCCTGCAAGATTAAGCAAAAATGAATTTGTAATGACTGCCGATGCTGTTAGAGCGGCTGGTGGTGGAAGCGTAAATAAAGGCGCAAAACGTATGTATGATTTAATGCACAACCTGGAGGCAAGAGCATAATGGCAGATCCAACTACAGTAACACAGGTATTACCCGCACCGATATTAGAGGGTGCACTTACAGCATTTACTAAAAAATTAGAACCTCTTATAGGTCAACAAATAAACACAGCTGCATACGCACCGCAGATCGCAGCAGAGTCACAACTTCAACAAGATGCGCGGACAGCGGCTGGTGGATTAGGATCACTAGTAGGACCACAAGCGTTCGAACAATTTATGTCACCGTATCAACAAGAAGTTATTGATACAACATTAGCAGAGTTTGATAGACAAGCAGCACTTAACAGAACAGGTATGAGAGATAGAGCTATACAAGCTGGAGCTTTTGGTGGTGGACGAGAAGGTGTTATGGCTGCAGAATTTGATGCAAGAAATCAAATGCAAAGAGCAGGATTACAAGCACAATTATTACAACAAGGATTTCAACAAGCACAAGCAGCGGCTGCAGCAGATTTAGCAGCAAGACAAGGACTTGGAACTTACCAAACACAATTAGGTCAAGCAGGCCAAGCACAAACTCAAGCTGGATTAGACGCAGCAGCGGCAGCAGCAAGAGAAGCACAATTCGAACCATTCACTAGATTAGGTTTGGTAGGACAACAACTTGCACAGATTCAACCAGGTGCATTCCCTACTCAAACAGTAGGATATGCTGCGCCAGCAGCACCAGCTAGTCCATTATCTACAGCTTTAGGTGTTGGTACTGGTATCGCTAGTATTGGATCTAAACTGGGATTATTTGGATAATGAGTAGAATATTAAGAAGACCAATGTTTCGTGGAGGACCCATATCGAGTTATGGAACGGGGATCGCTTCGGGTTTAGGATATAATACCGGGGGTAGAGTTGGATATTCAACGGGTGGTATAATTACTCTTCAAGATATTCTTAAACAAGGTGGAGCACCAATGACAGGTCAACAAATTTTAGACTTTGCTCAAAAAAATAAATTAAATTTAGGTCCTAATTTTAAAATTAATCCTTCCTCAAAATTTATTCCAGAACAAGTAACAGTTGGAGAAGGAACAGAAGATGAAAGAGATATATCTTATTCTGATTTTGTTAATCAGTTTGGTGTGCCAAAATATGAAGATGAAAAATCTTTTGTGGGTGGTGAAGATAAACAAGGCACTATAGAAGGTATAGATAAAGTTCAAATTAAAACAGACGAAAAAGGTAAAGTTGTAAAAGACGCATTAGGTAATCCAGTCTATACTGGCAATCAAGGTGAGATAGCAGAAAAATTAAAACCAAGTCCAAAACCAGATCCAAAATTAGATAATAAAGAAGTATCTACTGAACTTACTGTTGATGATTATGTTAAGATGTTAGGTGGTGATAAAGCTAGACGTAGAGATGTAGGAGATATGTTAGGTAGAGCATCAGCAGCATTTTTAGGAACAGGTGATGTTAAAGAAGGACTAGCTAAATTTATGGAAGCGGAGTCAAAAGCAGGTCCAGGTCGATTAGAAAAAATACAACAAGCAGCAGCTATGTTAGATATTAAAGATAAGATAGCAGGTAAAAGAGCTAGTGAAACTTTAATGCAAACTATAGGTTTAGCTAAAGCTAAATTAAATTTAGCTAAAAAATCTTTAGGTGAAAATATATTAGCTAATACAACACCTGGAACAAGACCTACACTTACAAATTTAGAAACAGGAGTTAAAACTACTTATGAAGGCGCTATTGTAGAAAGAATACCAACTAGAAAGGGCGCTACGTTTGAAGCAGGTGATGATAAAAAAATATTTATTGATGAGGAAACAAGAAACGTATTTACTGTAGGACCAGATTTAAAATCAATAATTATATTATATTAAGGAGCTTAAATGGTTAAATATGCAACTCCAACTCCTACTGCCGAAGAGGATAACTCACCAAGCACAATTTTATCAGCACTAGCTGGAATAGGTTCTGGTTTATTTAAAATACCAGAAGGTTTTGTATCTTTAGGTGCAACACTTATAGATCTTGGTGCTGGCACTGATAAAGCAGCAGAGGTAGAAGAATTTTTTGCAAAAATAAATCCTTTTGATGAATACGCACAAGAAACCACAGCAGGAAAAATAACTGAACTTATTGTTAACATTGGTGTTCCTGGTGGAATAGCATTTAAGGCAGGAAATACTTTAGCTAAAAATGCATTGATGGCTAGAAAAGCAGATAAATATTTAGATTTAGGTGGAGATACGGCTAAAGCAATTCAAAAAAAATTAAAAGGACAAAAAATTAATAGAATAGAAAAAGGTTTAGTAGATGATGCTTTTTCTACAAAAGCAACAGGGTTAGAAAAAACAGGAGCATTTGCAACAGCTTCTGGATTAGGAGGTATTGCTGAAGGTATGGCTGTAGCTAATGTAGAAGAAGCTGGTTCATTTGGAGATTTAATTGGTGGTCCTACAGCTTTAACAAGAGATACAGAAACACCTGAAGATGAGTTATTAAACAGATTAAGATTTGGAATGGAAGGTGCTGCGTTTACAGGTATTCTTGGAGGAGCAGGCGCAACAATTAAAAGATTAAGAAGTCAAAAAGATAAAGGTAGAGTAGCTAACGGAAAGTTTAATAAATTTTTAGATAAATGGGTTTCAGGTTCTTTAAGAGCTAGAGGTTTAAAAACTCAACCTGTTTTTGATGGTTTAAATAAAGTGAGAGGTTTAAGGGATGCAGACATAAATGTAGCAGAAAATGCAGCGTTTGATTTAGATAAATTAATTAATAAATTATTTCCAACATATAAAAGATTAACTAACAATGCAGATACTGTTGCACAAATGAAACAGTTAAAGTCTGACATGAATAAAACTTTATTTGCAGGCAGCCAAAAAGGAAAATTAGAACCAAAGTATTATGATTTTGAATTAAATGAAGCAGGTAGAAAATCTGGTAAAACCATAGAAGAAATTAGTGGTAACAAAAATTTAAAAAACAAACTTACTAAACCTGGTTTTTCAGTTAGATTTGGTAAAATAAATAAAAAAATAGAAAATGATTTTAGAGATAAGATAAAAAAACTTGGTGGTGATAAAACAATTCAAGATGAAATGTTATTTAACTTTAATGGTATTAGAAATTATTGGGGAGACATGTTTTCTGTTTATGGTAGAAGATTAGATAAAAAAGCATTAAAAACATTTAAAGATAATTTTGAACGTAAAGTAACTGATTGGTTAGATTCAGGACTAGAAATATTTAAAAATGACCCTATTAGAGGTGTAAAAAAATATGCACCTGCTAATCAACTTATTAAAGAAACGGCTAGACAATTTCAAGCTATAGCAAAAAAATCTGATATTAAACTTGATGATGAGACAGCTGAACAAATGGTTAATAATACTTGGAAATCTGCAAAAGTAGAACAAGGATTTAAATTAAAAAGTCCTTCTGATCCTTATTTTAAATTACCTGATTTTTTTGTTAGTAGGTCTTTTGCTAAAAGAGCAGCCGATAGAGATTTAAAATTACCTGTTCAATCACAATTAAGTGATGTTCCAGATAAAATTATTAAAGTGGATGGTTTATCTATAAATCGAAGAGATGTTATAAAAAAATTATTGGGTAAAACAGATGATCCTATGTCTAGTATTTTAATAGGAACAAATAAGTTAGCGACTATTATTAGAAGAAATCAAGTTTATGATGATCTGTTAAGAGCATCAAATAAACAAAAAAAAGTTTATGATGATTGGTTAAAAGCTGGTGGTAGAAATTCTGGTAAAGCAGAGCCAGAAGCTCCTATTTTTGTTGATAGTGAACAAGAGGCAGCTAAATATTTTGGAGCAGGATTAGAACCTGGTGAAACTACAGTTTTAAGATTTGATTCTAATTTAGATAGAAACGCAACCATTAAACCTGTAGATGCTGTAGAAGAAGCTAGACTTAAAGCTGAAGCAAAAATGAAAGCTACAAAACCTGGAAGAAGACGAACTGGTAAATTAGGAACAGCAGCCAAAGCAGTTGAATTAAAAAGTTTAAATCCATTAGAAAATAAAATTGCTTTAACAGGTAATGTTAAAGGATTAATGGGCACAGATAAATTTCAATTAGGTACTGGTATGGCATCACAGATTTATGCTAACACTATTTTATTTCCTAAAGCAACATCACAAATGGCAAAAACAGTTTTAGCTCCTTTCACGCACGCTAGAAACTTTTTAAGTGCTGCTGCATTTGCTGGTGCAAATGGTTTAATTCCTTTAAAAGATACTGAAGCAGTTAAACAAGCTTTTAGAGCTTTACAAGCACCAGTTTATGGAGCTAGAAAAAACAATGAACTTTATCAAAAGTTAGTTAGATTAGGTGTAGTAAATTCACAAGTAGAGTTAGGAGACTTACAAAGACTATTACAAGATACTACAATTGATTTAAGTGGTATGAGAAGTCTTAATGGTTTGTTAAATAAATTGTCCAAAGTTAGAAGAATGTCTCAAGACTTGTACACAGCTGAAGATGATTTTTGGAAAATTTATTCTTGGTTTGGAGAAAGCAAAAGATTAGAAAATTCATATAGAGCTGCTGGTTTACAGTTTGGTCAAACCTTTACTGATGTGTCAGGTAAACAAAGAATATTTAATAAAGAGTTTATTGAAGAAGAAGCAGCTAACCTCGTTAAAAATCAAATACCTAACTATGCATTTGTTAATGAATTTGTAAAAGGTATTAGAATTTTACCGGTAGGTAATTTCGTAGCCTTTCCTGCTGAAATATTAAGAACAGGAACAAATATTGTAGCAAGAGCTTTAGATGAAATTAATTATACAATTAAAGTAAAAGGCGTAGATGTAAAACCTTTAAAAGCAGTAGGTTATACAAGACTTGCTGGTATGGCAGTTACAACATCTGCATTACCGTATGCAGCAGTAGCAGCTGGGCAAATGTTATATGATGTATCAAAAGATGAACTTGATGCGATGAGAAGATACGTGGCTGATTGGGCTAAAAATTCTACTTTAATACCATCAAGAGATAAAGATGGAAAATTAGAATACATAGATTTTTCTCATATGAACGCTTACGATACTTTAACAAGACCCATTCAAACAGTTTTAAACGCGGTTCAAGCTGGAGAGCAAGATAAAGATGGAATACTGGGTGATTTTATTTTAGGTTTAATTGAATCAACAAAAGAATTAGGACAACCTTTTATTAGTGAATCTATTTGGACTGAAGCGTTACAAGATGTAGCTCCTATATTAGGTAGAGGAGGAAGAACTATTGAAGGAAGACAAATATATAACCCTAATCCAGACATTGATCCTTATGGAACACAATTTGTAAAATCAATAAAACATTTATTTGAAGCACAAGCACCTTTTAACTGGAAGCAATTAAGAAGACTAGGTATATCTATGAAACCTATTGATGATGTTCGTAAGTTTGACAAGAGAGGAGAAGAATATGAATTTGGAAATGAGGCTTTAGGAATTGTAGGATTAAGATCTGTAAAGGTAGATCCTGAAAAATCTTTAACGTATAAAATATCTAACTTTAAAAAAGGTAAAAGGGAGGCAAAAGGTTTATTTACTAGAGCCACTTTAAAAGGTGGACCTGTTTCTCCTGAAGAAGTTGTTGATGCTTACATTAATGCTAACAGAGCATTGTTTAGAGTTAACAGAGAAATGTATAAAGACATTGAAGCTGCAAAAATATTAGATATTGACGAAGATAAATTAGTTGAAACTTTTGTTAATCGTGGTGAGAGAAAAGATTTTGCTGCATTGAACGATGGTATATTTAGACCTTACACAGTAAGTGGAGAAGTTGCTTCTTTGTTTGATAGAATATCTACAAATCTTGGTGTCCCTAATCCATTTGATCTTGCAGGTGATGCAATAGGAGCGATTAGAGAGATCCTATCGGAGACACCTATAACATTAGATGTATTTCCTGATTTACCTAATCCTTTTAGAAATTTACCTCTTCCAAAATTATTACCTAATAATCAAGGTAGTATACCCACAAACGTTCAAAATGCTGCAAGTATTATAGGAGGTCAAAATATAAGTATTCCAAATATAGTGACACAAGCTCAAACATTTGATAACTTATATTCAGAAGATGATTTAGGAAAAGCTTATCTTCAAAAACAAATACAAAAAAATAGAAGGACTGTTTAATGGGCATAAAACCTAAAACAACAAGAGAACATATATTATCCCTGTATGGACACATATCAGGAGTTAAAAAGAATTTATCACACGTACATGGAGATGTAGAAAAATTGGGCGGTAAGATAGATAAAATCTATTGGGTTCTTTTAACTGTTGCGGGAACTGCAGTAATCTTTATGTTAGAAAGGATGTTTGGATGAAACTAACACCTAACTTTTCTTTACGAGAGCTTACTAAATCACAAACAGCGGAACGTAAAGGTATTGATAATACACCAACAGACGAACACATAGAAAATTTAAAATTACTTTGTGAAAATATTTTACAACCTGTTAGAAATGAATGGGGCGTTGTAAGTGTATCATCAGGCTATCGGTCACCTGCGCTGTGTCAAGCAATCGGCAGCGTAAGTACCAGTCAGCATGCTAAGGGTCAAGCGGCAGACTTTGAATGTCATACAGTAGATAACAAACAATTATTTGAATGGGTCACTAATGAATTAGATTTTGACCAAGCTATTTTAGAATTTTATACTGGCACACCAGAATCTGGATGGTTGCATGTATCATACAACAAAGATGGCAACCGAAAACAAAAACTACGAGCATTCCGTAATGATGCTGGTAAGACTCAATACGAAGAGATCTAGCGATGAAAAATAGTCTTTTGGTGCACAAGCATCTTATTATTCGCGCCGAAGCTAGTCGACCACCAACAGACGAAGAACAATTACAAAACTGGATGAGAGAGTTTATAGAGTCTATAGATATGAAAGTATTTATGGGTCCTTATGTTAAGTATTGTAATATGGCGGGTAACAGAGGAATTACAGCTGTTGCAATTATTGAAACTTCACACATAGCAATGCACATTTGGGATGAACCTAAACCTGCGTTACTACAAATGGATGTTTACTCTTGTGGAGAGTTTGATCACACAGATATTTGTAAAAAACTAATGAGTGATTTTGATATACATAAAATAGAATATAAATATCTTAATAGAGAAACAGGATTAGTTGATCTTTAATTACTGAGGCTCGTCTCCACCACAAATATAACCTATGACCTGTTTACCTTCATACATATGGTATACGTGGTTAGAAAATAGTTTTCGTTGCTTACGTTCGTGAACAGTAACGTTTGTGTGAAACCAAGACGAACAAGATGTGTGTATTTCAAACGTGTCAAGTTTTACATCACCAAAAGTAGTTAGATACAATAACGTAATCATTATAGGTTTCATAGCCAACCTAAAACTTTAAACATTACATAACAAATTATAATTAGTAAAACAAAAAATAAAAAATCTGGTTCGTTCATATCCATTCCTGAACTGTATCACCCATTATTGTAGATGCAATATTAATTTTTTTTCTTAAAGCTTTTATAATCTTCTCATCAACAGTTTTTTCTGCTATAAGATCCACATATGTTACTGGCTTATGCTGACCTATTCTATGTGCTCTATCTTCTGATTGTAATCTTTTTTCTAGATCATAATTATTAGAATAATAAATGACATTACTAGCTGCGGTAAGTGTAATACCATAACCACCGGTTTGTGTATTACCAATAAAGTATTTTACATTTGAGTTAGGATCTTGAAACTCTTTGATAGCTTTCTGTCTGTTCTCTGATGATACCTCACCATAGTATTGAACCACACAACCTTCACCATATTCATTCTCTAATGCTGCGGTAATTTCTTTAATATCGTGCACATAATTAGCCCAAATAATAACCTTACCTTCCATCTCATCAATAACATCAATTAGTTCTTCTATACGATTGTGTTTGAAATTAGTTATTTTACCATCGTCAGATTTTAAATGACCACAAGTAATTTGATGTAATCTCATCAGCTGTGTTAATACGTGAGGCGCAGTAGCCATCTTACCTTTTAGTAGAGCGAGGGCCGCGGATTTCATAGTAGCATAAGCTTCTTTTTGATCTTTAGTTAATTCAACAACTCTATTCATATATATTTTTTTAGGTAAATCTAAACAATCTACTTTCTGTACACGGTATGAAAATGCTTTCAATATATCCTCCAATTCATCTAATCTTTGATAACTAGCAACAATCTGTACTCTTCTACCACCAAAATTTCTATCAACCATACGAGCATATCTATTTCTAAAAGAGTAATAAGAACTATGATCTAATAAATTTTCATTAAGAAACGCACACTGACTATATAAATCTAAAGGACTTTTTGTTACAGGTGAACCTGTAAGTATTCTTCTGTATTTAGCGTGTCTACCTAACATTAATATTGATTTAGTTCTTTTAGCTGTAGGATTTTTAATAGTTGTAGACTCATCGATAGCCATAAGTGTTTTATGGCTTCTTAAAAATTTATATGCAAACTCAACACCTTTTTTTGTACTAAATGCTTCAACATTCATTATAAGGATGTGAAGGTCTAGGTCAGGTTTAAATAATTTTTGATACTCTTTATCCTTTGCTTTGGATGTTGTCGCTGTCCATAGTACCATTTTAGGTTTAATATGCCTAACTAAATGTGCAGGTATTTCTTGCGATAACCAATTAGTATATACACCTTTAGGTGCGACAATTAGCGCACCATCTATTTTACCTTTGTCGTAAAGCATTGACATATTATCAACCAACACTTTTGATTTACCTGTACCCATCTCCATAAAATAGCCATATTCTTTCTTGTTCCAAGATTTAGATAATGCAACTAGCTGATGAGCATAAGGCTTTGTTCTAAATTTATAATCCATAATTTTTTATTCTTTCTACTTGACCTCTTATATAATAATCTATATATCTTTGTCAAGAAGTAAGAAATGAAAAATAAAATATTTGAATTATATAAACCTAGTTCTTTGGAAAGTTTTTTAAAATTATTAAAAGCTAATCCAAAAGAAAAATTTGTTTATGTAATACAACAACCACCACCTAATATAAATATATTAAGTGCGTCTGACTTTGGTTATCTTGTAATATGTTTGCCTAATAGAGAGCAAGCTATATTTTCTACTGCACCTTATGTGCAAAAGATGAAAAAGAATTTGCAAGATTTTAAGAAAGATGATTATTTATTAGCGGTGGGTGACCCAGTAATTATTGGATTGTCAGCAGCGATTGTTAGTGATGTAACTAACGGACAATTTAATATGTTGAAATGGGATAAACGTGAATATAGATACTATCCGTTAGAGTTTGATATGTATCAGAAAGGAGAAAATGAGCATTAAGCAAAAAATAAAAACATTTACAGGCAGTGGAACATTTGATGTAAGAAGTGAAATGTTAAAAGATACGTCTGATATGTTAGACAATGTTGAAATAACAGACGTTGCAAAGCAGTGTGTGTTGTTAAAAGAAAAAGAAGATGAAATAGCAGAACTAGAAGATAAGCTGAAAGCAAAAAAAGCTGAAGCTGATGACATTAGTTCTAGAGTTATTCCAGAACTTCTTCAAGAACAGGGATTATCAGAAATTAAACTATCAGATGGTAGTAAAGTTTCTGTTAAGAAAAGATTTAGGGCTACTCTTCCAAAAGACGACGTTAAAAGAGAGAGCGCCTATCAATGGCTTCGAGACCAGGGGTTAGGTGATATTATTAAAAACAATGTCACTGTAAGTTTTGGTAAAGGAGAAGATAACAAGGCGAACCAATTGGTGGACCTTGCGGTTGCTAATGGTTTTACTCCGCAGCAGAAATCTGATGTGGCGTGGAATACATTAACAGCCCTTTATGAGGAGCGTGTCAAGGCCGGCCTTGACATGCCTTCTGATGTCTTTAGTCTTTGGATTAAGGACGAGACAAAAATAAGCCGGAAAAAATAAATGGAGGTTGTATTATGGCTAATGGAAAAATAGCTACAAAACAAACTGGATCAGTAGCCTTATTTGGTGATGATCTACAAAAAGGTTTTGAGAACATGACGCAAGACGATATGGCGTTACCGTTCATCAGAATCTTGGGACAACTATCTCCGCAGGTGACTGACGGCGATAGTAAGTTTATAGATGGTGCCAAACCTGGCATGATTTATAATACTGTTACCAACGACTTGTTCGATGGTAAGAAAGGTATCAAGGTTATTCCTTGTTACTACAAAAAAGACTATCCGGAATGGTCTGATAGAGGAGATGGTCCAGGTGCGCCTGTAGCAACTCACTCACCAGGTAGTCCGGTAATCCAAACTGGTAAAAGAGAAGGCTCTAAAATTAGATTACCAAACGGTAACTATTTAGAAGAGACTGCTTATTACTATGTGATGGTAGAAAACAAACAAGGTGGATATAGTCCTGCTTTAATTACTATGAAATCAACACAGTTGAGCGTCAGTAAGAAATGGAATTCAATGATGAAGTCTGTTCAGATTGACGATGGTAAAGGCGGATTTGCTGTGCCACCTATGCATGGGGTAGTCTACAATCTTCAATCAAATCTACAAAAGAACGATAAAGGTTCTTGGTATGGTTGGGTTGTAACTATGGACAGAATCATGGGACAAAAAGATAAGTCTTTGTATTTAGATGCAAAAGGCTTTTCGGGAAATGTCTCAAAAGGTAACGTGCAAACAAAAGCAGATGTAGAAGAGAAGTCAACTGGAGCGGCAACACCGTTCTAGTTTACTAGGCGCAAGGGCGATCCATAACTCCGCCTTTGCGCTTTACAAAATAAGTAGAAATGATAATGAAGACAGAAAAATTTAAAAATATATTTGAAGGATTAAAAATAGCATATGGACAATATCAAAAAGGTGAAGTTGCAGCCAACGGTGACAAACAAAAAGGTAAGGCATTCATTGTTCGAAAGAATGTTAGCGATGATTTGTGGGAGAACCATTTACAGGGAAAAGGTCCGGCTTTGGGCATCATCCCCATTCGTGAGGATAATACGTGTAGGTGGGGCTGTATTGATATTGACAGTTACAATCTCGACCACGGCAGCCTCATTCAAAGCATACGAAATCTTAATTTCCCCTTAATTGTTTGCCGTTCTAAATCGGGCGGTGCACATGTATTTTTATTTACAAAAGAATTTATCTCTGCTGCACTCATGCAGCAAACACTCAAAAAGATTGCAAAAGTTTTAGGATATGAAGGTAGTGAAATCTTTCCTAAACAAACAGAAATACTTGTAGAACGTGGGGATACAGGTAATTTCTTAAACTTACCCTACTATAATGGAACGAAAGGATTAAGATATGCTATCGACGATACTGGCTCCTCTTGTACACTTGAGGAATTTTATAAGCTCTATGATGTTTACTCTTGCGAAATGGAAGAGGTGGAGAAAATTAAAATCGAAGAGAAAAAAATAGAAGAAGCGTTTCCTGCTGGGCCCCCTTGCTTAAATAAACTAGCATCAACTGGTTTTGGTGAGGGGTCTAGAAACAATGCATTATTTAATATTGCTGTGTATTACAAACAAGCACATCCCGATAGTTGGGAAGATAAAATTGTAGAAGCTAATTTAAAATATATGGAACCCAAGTTAAGTAATAGTGAGGTTCAACAATTAATTAAATCTGTAAATAGAAAAGGTTACGACAAGTACAGATGTAAAGACGCACCCATCAATGCGGTTTGTCAATCGGGTTTATGTAGAACAAAACGTTTTGGTGTAGGCTTTGGTGAGGAGGAGATGCCATTGTTGGGTAACTTAACTAAATACAAATCAACGCCACCACAATGGTTTTTAGATGTGGATGGAACGCGGATCGAATTAAAATCAGAACAACTTTATAGTCCACCTTTATTTGCATTAGCATGTCTTGATCAAGCTAATCTAGTTGTACCTGTACCAAAAGCAAAAGATTGGAAACAGTTTTTTTTAAAACCTATGATGAATAATTTACAAGAAGTAGAACCATTAGAGTCTTTAGATCCAACAAATCAATTAACTGGATTATTACAAGACTGGACTACAAACAGACAATCAGCAAGAACAATGGATGATGTGTTTAACAAACTACCTTTTACAGATGAGAATAAAGAATTTACATATTTTAGAATGGATGACTTCTATGCATTTCTTAAAAAGAATAATTGGGAGATGGATAAAATTAAAACAGGTAACTTAATAAAGAGATTGGATGAAGTCTTTGTATCTGAAGAAAGAGTTAGAATTAAAAAACAACAACCAAGATTAATTAAAATTAAAACAATGAAACAGACAGAGGCTTCTGTTTCTAAAGTTGAATATCATAAGGAAGCTTATTAATGAAAACAATAATACTAGGACCACCAGGAACAGGTAAGACAACAACATTATTAGATTTAGTAGATCAGTTTATTCAACAAGGGGTTCGACCAAAACAGATAGGATACTTTTCTTTTACACGGAAAGCTGCAAGAGAGGCAGCGACAAGAGCAGCAGAGAAGTTTGGTTTAGATGCAGAAAAGGATTTGGAAAATTTTAGAACACTACACTCTTATGCTTTTAGTCGTTTAGCTATGTCAAAAGAAAAAATGATGACTCCTGAAAATTATAGAGAGTTTGGTAAATTAGTTGGCATACCTATTAAGACAGGTAAACATTCAGAGGATGATGGCACATTTAATTCAGACAATGAATATTTAACCATCATGAATACGGCTAGGGTTAAACGTATGGACTTATTAGAATACTATGACTCTAGACAAAACATATTAGATATTGAAAGAGATACTTTATATTTGTTATCAGAAGAACTTAAGAGATACAAAAAAGAAAAAGGACTCAAAGATTTTACAGACTTATTAGAAGATTATATTGCACAAGAAACTAAACAAAGTTTTGAGGCGTTGTTTATTGATGAAGCACAAGATTTATCTCTAATACAATGGGACATGGTTAGATCTATGTGGGCTAATGCAAATAAAACTTATATAGCAGGTGATGATGATCAAGCAATATTTAAGTGGGCTGGTGCAGATGTAGATCATTTTATAGCTTTGAAAGAAGAAGTTAATGATATTAAAGTATTAGATCAATCATACAGAATACCTGGTGGACCTATACACGAACTATCACAAAAGATAATTAGTAAAGTACAAAATAGATTTGATAAAAATTACAAACCAAGAACAGAACATGGAATACTACGTAGATATTCTGATGTGACACAAGTTAATATGTCAAAGGGTAACTGGTTAGTTTTATCATCTGCTAATCATTTTCTTGATGATGTAAAAGATTTATGTGAATTACAAGGTTGGTATTATCAACATAAAGGATCTAATTCTGTGCCTTTAAAATTATTATTAGCTTTAAATAATTGGGAGCATTGGCGTAAAGGTAGTCAATTAAATAACGTAGAAATAAAAAATATATATCAATACTTAGGATCAAGTGTATTACCTGGTTTTAGATCGGGTAAAACTTTACATTCTGATACAAAATATCTTTTGAGAGATTGTAGAGCTGAACACGGTTTAGTTACAGACTCGGTTTGGTATGAGGCCTTTGACGGTTTAGATACTGTCACAGAAAACTACATTCGTAACATGCGGGCGAATGGTGAACAAATAAATAAAAATCCGCGTATCATTATGTCAACAATACATGGAGCGAAAGGAGGAGAAGCCGATAAAGTTTTGCTTATGCAGGACCTTACAAATGCAGCGTTAGAAACGATGAGTTATGATCCGGATGAATTACATAGATTATTCTATACTGGAGCGACGAGAGCGAAACGTGAATTGCATGTGTTAGATCCAAAGAACTTTGATCGTGCTTATATATTATGAAGATGAGTTTATCTTATTTAGCAGGATTCTTTGACGGAGAGGGTTGTATTACTACAGCTATGACTCCCAAATGGAATCCAAGAATGGAAAAATATTATAATTGTTTTACAATTAGAATGGAGGTGTGTAACACCGATTTTAAAATTATAAAAGACATTCATAAATTTATGAAGGTAGGTGTGATATTAAAAATTAAACCACGTAAGACAGCAACGGGAAATATGAGTAGACCACAACTACGTTGGCAAACTAGTCATAGACAAAGTTACGAGGTGTTAAAAAAAATATTACCTTTTATGAGAGAAAAAAATAAAATTAAGAAAGCAAAGGAGGTAATTAAATTTTATGAAAAAGCTGTATAAAAAATTAAAACAAAAACAAGTCATTGCTAGCGATGTAAAATCTAGTGAGTTAGAGTCTATGTTTAAGCAAATAGGTGGATCTCATTATATGTATTTTGACATTCAGCCCGCAGAATTTATCAACAGAAATAAGTTGCTTTTTGCGGAGGGCAACGCTATAAAGTATATATGTAGGCATTCCAAAAAGGGAGGCATACAAGATATAGACAAGGCAATACATTATTTAGAAATGGTGAAGGAGAGAGACTATAAGTGAGAAGTATACAAACCCCCCTATTTACCCCTGAAACAGAATGGGTCATTCCTGATGAACTCAAAGATCTTCGAGGTGCCAAAGAAATAGCCATAGATTTAGAGACCAATGATCCTAGATTAAAAGAGCTGGGGTCTGGTAATGTTACAGGAAGAGGGCACATTGCTGGCGTTGCGGTGGCCGTAGAGGGCTGGTCTGGCTATTATCCGATACATCATGAGCAAGGTGGTAATATGGACAAAAAATTGGTCTTAAAATGGCTCCAAGACATTTTAAACCAACAAGATACCACATTTGTATTTCATAACGCTATGTATGATGTGTGCTGGTTAAGGTCAACAGGGTTGACCATTAAAGGACACATTGTTGACACAATGATAGCAGCATCTTTGATTGATGAGAACAGACTATCATATAGATTAGATATACTTTCAAAACATTATACTGGTTTAGGTAAAGATGAAAAAATTTTATTAGAAGCTGCAAAAGAATATGGCGTCGATGCAAAAGCAGATATGTGGAGATTACCTCCAATGTTTGTAGGTCAATATGCAGAACGAGATGCAGAGTCAACTTTAAAACTTTGGCAAAGATTGAAAGTAGAATTATATAATCAAGAACTTATGGACATCTTTAATTTAGAAACGAGATTGTTTCCGTGTTTAGTTGATATGAGATTCAAGGGAGTGAAAGTTGATTTAGAAAAAGCACAAAATATTAAACTAAATTTAATTAAAAGGGAAGAGACTTTAATAAAAAAAATAAAAGATTTAACTGGTGTTGAAGTAGAAATTATGGCAGCCAGATCTATTGCAAAAGCCTTTGATAAACTTAAACTTCCTTATGATAGAACGACTAAAAGTAAAGAACCAAGTTTTACAAAAAACTTTTTACAAAATCATCCACACGAATTACCACAAGCCATTGCAGAGGCAAGAGAACTAAACAAAGCTCACACAACTTTTATAGATTCAATAACTAAACATGCAGTGAATGGCAGAATACATGCAGACATAAATCAAATTAGATCAGATGCAGGTGGAACAGTGACAGGTAGATTTAGTATGTCCAATCCAAACTTACAACAGATACCTGCAAGGCATCCCGAACTTGGTCCAATGATAAGATCCATATTTATACCGGAAGAAAAATGTAAATGGGGATCGTTCGACTATTCACAACAAGAACCTAGAATATTGGTACACTATGCTAAACTACAAAACTTAACTGGTGTAGATGAGATCGTTGATGCATACAATCAAGGTGATGCAGACTTTCACCAGGTTGTTGCAGATATGGCAGGTATAGAACGTAAACAAGCCAAGACAATTAATTTAGGTTTGATGTACGGCATGGGTAAAAATAAATTAATGGCAGAATTAGGTTTGATGAAAGAGTCTGCTGAGAAATTAATTAGACAATATCATTCGAAAGCACCATTTGTAAAACAACTTATGGATAATGTATCTCGTAAAGCAAATGATAGAGGTAAGATCAGAACTTTACTAGGTCGTGCATGTCATTTTGATTTATGGCAACCTGTTCAATTTGGGGTTTTTAAACCTTTGCCATTAGAACAAGCTAGAAAAGAATATGATGAGCCATTAAAAAGAGCTTTTACTTACAAAGCTTTAAACAAATTAATACAAGGATCTGCGGCTGATATGACAAAAAAATCTATGGTATCTTTATATGAAAATGGTATAATCCCTCATATACAGATTCACGATGAAGTCGATATATCTGTTGAATCTGCAAAAAAGGCTGAAGATATAATTAAAATAATGGAAGAAGCTGTTGAATTACAAGTTCCAAATAAAGTTGATTATGAATCGGGTAATAACTGGGGAGAAATAAAATAAATGTATGGCATACTTAAACGCAAATATACCGGCAACTTACGCGCAGATCAGAAAAGAATATCTTTATGATCTTAAAAAACATCACGGGGAAGTTGAAGATTGTATTATCTTCGGCTTATCGTGTATGGGTGGAAGGGCTATATTATTTCACGCTATTATGGGTAACGGTGCAATTTTTTATCGCCTTCCAATTAGCGCGTTTATTCAACAAGGATTTAAGCCAGGCGAGGTACCAAGAAGACGTTTGGATGAATTGGAGCTTTGGAATTCTTTTAGTTATTATCCTGCTGTTACTTGTTGGTCTATTTTAAGCGCAGCTTCCGGTAAATATATTGGTAAAGATAAAAAATGGCATCACGGTAGATATTTATTTACGGTTGACTTTGCTCACCCTGAGACTAATATAATGGATCCGGACCATTCCGAGATACCGCACGAACATAAATGCGCTCACATAATTGCTCTCGATGATGGCAATTTTGCTGCACAACCTAACAACAGATGTATTTGGGATTTACCTTCCTTCACGGTTAAAGATAATATTCCAGATTGGAAAGTGCAAACTAACGAATGGAACGTTGAGGACACTGGTAAATGGAAAACAGAAGACACTGATAAGTTCTTCTATGAAATAGAGGAAAAGAAAAATGATTAAAAAAATTTGGGAAAAAATTAAGGCAATTTGGAATTGGATATTATCTAAATTCTTATAGCGCTTATAAGATAGGGTGATGCGGGAGACTGTATCACCCGGTACTAACTATGAAAACTATACCTGATACAATAGATGATATAAAATATTTTTGGAAAAAAACTAAAGATATTTATTATAAATTCTTTGAGCATTGGGGTAATAAAATGAGTGTTTATGGTTGGAACAAACGTTGGTCTGACAGAAAAAATGGAACTGGATATGGAAGAAACGAAGACTTGTAAAAATTGTTATCACGAGTGTCATTGTAATGATCCAATGCATGTAGATGAATATGGTTTATGTACCTGTGAGGAGTGTAAATGTTAACAGGAGATATTGATGAACTATTATATGACTATAATACTTATCGTATTAATTATTTTGTTGGGAATCTTTGGAGGACCTTCTAGTTATGGCGCTTAAGATTTCGGAATCAGCTTCAGTACAGATGCCAATGAAGACGGTTGCCAGTCTGATCACAATAATTGCAGTTGGAACCTGGGCTTATTTTGGTATTCATGAAAAATTAAATCAGCACTCAACAAAGATAGAGTTGATGCAAAAAGATTTAGAACAGAACTCAGAGTTTAGAATTAAATATCCAAGAGGTGAGTTAGGTCAATCAGCTGGAGAAGCAGAACTATTTATGATTGTAGAACACGTTAGTGGTTTACTAGAGGATGTAGAAGAAGAAATTAAGGGTATGAGAAACAATGCAGTTAATATAGAGTTCTTGAAAAAAAGAACTGAGAAGTTAACTGAAGATGTGGAGAAACTAATTAGAAATGGATCGAATCACTAGAAAAATTTTAGATTATATTTCTGCTCAAGAGAAAAAAGCAAAACAAATGAGTTATGTTAAACATCTCAAACAAGAGGTAGAGATTAATGGCACGGGTACACACAAGTATAGAATTAAACACGGACCAAACAAAGGAGTTGTTGTAAGATGATAGAGACTGTATTCGCACTTATATTAACTTTAAACGGAAATATGATAGAACATGTATACAAAAACAACTTAAGCGATTGTTTGAAATCCAAGCGTATCGCGCAGAACGAGGTCAATCCAGAAAGAGTCGTGTTCTCTTGTCAAAAAGT